GTTCGTCCGCGCCCCCTCCACGAGCACGCCGCGATCCGTGCGCCGCAACACGCCAGACCCAAACGACACCAACCGCCCATCTGACGTCTCGGCATACCCGCTTGATGCGCGCGTGACCGTCAGCCCCGCGTTTGTCGTCACCACGCCAGCGCGCATGTATGAGTTGTCAACAAAGTCCCAAACGTCGGTCGCGCCGAAGCGATCCAGAGCGCGGATCGTCTGCGACCCCGGCGTGAGCCATCCCCGTTTGGCCCACAATAAACTCACGGCTGCACGACCAAGGTAATGACACGCGCGCCGCCTTGGTTAACCGGCGTACCGGCTGTGCCAGAGCGAATGCGCAAAAACCGCACACCTACCCAATCGCCAATGGCTTGCGCCAGATAGCGCGAAGCGGCGACTGTCAACGCGCGTTCAGTCGCGCCATCGTACAGGTCATCATAGGTGACGCCATCCACGCTGGCTTGGAAGGTCAGCGAAGCAGCAGTCCAGCTTGAAGGCATGTCAATTGCCACGAGCTTGCGCCCGCCAAGATCCACAGCGCCGGACAAACTGCCGCCGTTTTCGATCGTGGCTGTGAGCGTCTCAAGCGCTTGTGAAACGACGGGCGCACCCATGGTTTATTTCCCTTTGCGAGATGGCGCGGGCCTGCGAGGCGTGCGCGGGGGTGTCATTCTTCCGCCTTTGCCAGCGGGCTTGGCTCCGTAGGGTTTCATTCCAGGCATGTTAGGTTCCTCCATAGCCGCTAAAAAGGTTGATGAGATCGGTAGCGGCGTTCTTCTCATCGGTCTTGACCGTGCCAAGCTTGGCGGCTGCATCGGCCTGCATCTGCGCAGCCTGCATCTGTTGGGCTTGGGCTTGGGCCTGGGCGCGTTGCTGGCGGATGATAGCCACGTTCTCGGATGCGACGATAATGTCGGGATCGACGCCAAGCATGTCGCTATAGCTGTCAGCCCACTTGTCCACGTCAATCTTGTCGATCACCTCAGGGCGCATCTGAGCCACCGCGCCAAGAGCGCCGACAAAGCGATCAACGCCATTGACGCCGATCGCCCGCTGCGCTTGGGCGAGCATGCTGACGAACTCTACGTCCAACTCCACGCCCTGCAACGCTTCAGGCGGCGGTGGCACAAGGTTCGCCTGCACCATGCGGGTGAAGGTTTCGTCGATCAGGGGCTTGAGTAGCTCGTTGTGTAAGCGCTCAAGCACGGGGCCTAGCATGAGAAGCTTCTCTTCGTGCCGCTCGGCCACCTCAGTGGCAGTCATGCGGCCTGGAACGGTCGACGCCAGCATGAGGAAGAGATCGGCGTAGAACGCGCCACGGATGCGTTCACGCACGTCTTGGATGTCAAAGAGCAAATGCTGGAGATCCAGCTGCACGTTGAACAGCGTGGACACCGCGTTCTGCGCGCCGGGCGCATCGACATAGGTCACGCCGCCAGGCAGGTAATCCAAGTCGCGACCCTTCATGCCAGCGGGCACTTGCAGCGGCGGCTTGGTCTGATAGTCGATGGCGTTGGCCTTGCGCAGCTGCTCGTGCTGAAGTTGCTTGATGTCGCCAAGGGCTTCCATGCCGGGGCTGTTGCCGTACACATCGCCAGGCATTTTATGCCAGCGCGGGGCAAGGCCAGGGAAGCGATCATAGCCACTCTCACGCAACACCTTGTCGCCTGCGTCCTCGCGGCCAGGCTCGAAGTAGACGCTGCGCCATGGCTTGTTCTTGCCATCGGCCTTGCGTGCATCGCGGTCAGAGCGGGGCTCTATGCCGTGGATGATCGGCACCCACGCATCAAGATTGCCTGAGTTGTAAAGCGCCTGCGTGGTGCGCGAGCACTGGTCATACCCAAACTCGGCAACCAACTCGGCGACCGTCTTCTCAAACTCGCGGTAAATCGTGTTGACGTTTCCGCGATAGTCCGTGGCCAAGGCGAACTCGCCGACAGGGCTTTGGTAATGGTGGATGAGGGCGTCATAATCATCCATGATGACGGACGCCGACGTACCGAATGCGCCAAGCTCTTCGTAGCAGGCATGGAGCATGAGGTAGGTGTTGCTGCGCGCAAACACGTTCAGCATGCGCCCTTGCGTCTCGGCCAGCCATGACTTGACCGGCGCATAGTCCATCAGATCTTCATCAGGCAGGGCCAAGCGAAACCATGGCCGCGCAGGCGAGGTCATGCCGCTCATCATGCCGGCTGACAGGATGCGCAGGGAGCGTGAAGCCGTGCTGTCAAAGATGGCGTTGTGCTTCTTCGTTCCCTTGTTCCGGTCGCTTTTGTAGAACCGCGTCGAGCGAGGAAGCAGATAATCCGACAGCTCGCGCCAATGGGCGATCCAGCTGGACCGCTCGGTCTGGAGCGCCGTCCAGCGGCGCAGCATGTCGGTTTTGGGGATCATGATCCTAACAGGCTTGTGCGGCCCAACATGCCGCTCGATGTAGGCGCACCCATTGTGCCGGTAAGGAATGTGCCGCCAACTCCACCGCCGCTCATGGCGCGGTTGCGTGCGGCAAGCGCTGCGATGTTGGGGCGCTTCTGGTTGGCGCGGTTAAACTCGCGTTCGGCTTGGCGTTGTTGCATCTCGGCTTGCATCGTTGCTTGGTTAGCGGCGCGGCGTTGGGCCTTCTGGGCCTTCTGGCCTTGGTAAACGCTTGCGCCAGATGCGGCAACTGAGGCAATAGCAGCGGTCAAAGCCATCACAGCACCTGCGAATAGATGACGTCTTGAATGCCATATCCAAGCCTCGGCAACATCCGATCAAGGGTTGTTCCCGGCTTGGCGTGCCACAGCATCATCTTGACACCTCTATCCTTAGCGGCGCGCTCGGTCGCCGTGATAAGCCGCATGCCGGTCATGCCGCGCCGGTGTGACTTGCGCACAAAGAGCAAGTCATTCTGGCACATTAGAAGGTCGCCATAGTGCAGGTTGGTGCACACAATGTTAACGCTGTAGCCGACTAGGGTTTCGGCGCCATCGACATGAGTGTCAAACATACCGATAGCAAACAAGTTCCCCGCCGCCTCAAGCGTTTGGTAGCGCTCGACGTCAGGCTTGAGCAACATGATATCAGGAACGGTGGCCAGCTCGGCATAGTGCTCTTCAAGCAACGGCCAGGCGCGGTCGATCCACTCACTGGCCACAATCTCGCGCGGGATCGCCATCAGACCATATCCAAAGGGTTGTACTCACCACGCGAGCGAGGCCGGGCCAGCTCATCGCGCTGACGTTCAAAACGGGTTTTGGCTGCAACGGGTGCGGCAAAGGTCAGGGCCAAGGCGTCGCCAAGGTCGGGTGAGGGAAGCCCGCGCGCCTTGAGGTCATCCTTGCTTTCCAGCACGCGCTTGCCGGTCTGGGTAAAAGCGTAGGTAGGCGCAGCAAGATCCTGCTTAAGCGCCACATCATCAGGGATCGCGCCGCCTAGCTTAATCCATTCGGCCAACCCGCACCACATCTCGATGCGCTTGTCCTTGTACGCCTCATCGATGGGCCGTCCGCCAAACCAGACTTCTGTGACTTCATGCTTAAGCTGACGCAGCCTATCGATCACGCCGCTGCCATTGCCTGCATCAATGAACACCGCGTCGGGTTGCCACTCAGCGATCTTGGCCGCGACACGCGAGGCCAAGTCCATGTTGTCCACGCCACGCAGGACGATAGGCGGAAAAGCCACCATGCCTTGACGCGGGAAGATGACCGATCGATCATCGCCAAAGCGCGCAGGGTCAACGCCGAGAATGCGCGGCGCCCACTGATATTCCGTGATCGCGTAATGGCGTTGCGTCGCGGCCTGGACGTCAGACAAGCTAATCAGCTGATCCTCGCCAGCCGCGCTGAAATCGCACAGATACTCGCGGCTGAAGCTTGTTTCGCTCATGTCCCGACGCAAGCGGGCGACCTCGTCAGTATCAAGGGCGTCGGTGTCGTACACAGTGTAAAGCGCCGAGCCCCAATCAGGCAGGGTCTTAGCGCGAAAGAAAAGCTCGCTGAAAAGGTTGACGCCAGACGGCGTGCCAATGAACAGCGCCCAACCTTTGCGGTCTGACAGCGCCGGCTGGATGATGTCCTGCCAGACTTCGGGCTTGATCTGCGCCACCTCATCGATGACCACGCCATCAAGGCGCACGCCACGCAAGGCGTCTGGGTTGTCGCCGCCAAAGATGCGGATCACTGCGCCATTGTGCGCCAGCTTGATTGACAGTTCGCTCTCGTTCACCGCCACAGCGTTGACGTTCAGAAGCGGGGCCAGGCGCTGCTTCAAGCGCGCCCATGCGATAGTCTTGGCTTGCTTGAGGAAAGGCGCGAGGTAAACGTAGTAAGCCAGGTCAGCAGTGGTTTTAAGCGCCGCGTCAATCAACTCCATCAGCGCAAGCTCGGTCTTCCCGGCTCGCCGATGAAGCGCCAGCACGCGGAAACGCGCCTTGCGCTTGTGAGCCTGCACTTGCCATTCGCGGGGGTAGTAGGCGAGGCTAATCTGCTTCTGAGGCATGCGGGACGCCTGTTGATACCATCAGGTAAATAGCCCCACCGTTCTCGCCGCTAACCACTTGCGTAGCTTTGCCGAACGCGCGGTCGTACACCTCTTTGACGGCTCCAAGGGCGACGGCTTCATTCTCTGATCGAAGCAATTGCCCAAGACGCTTAGTCGCTTCTGGCTCCATAGTGCGCGCAATGGCTTTCAAGTCCACGGTCGCCTTATTTAGCGTACCCTTTTTTCGCCCGCTGTTTTGCGGTTTCCTTACGGTGCCTGGTTGAGGGCCGCGAAGTCCCATTTGTCAAAACAACTCTATTTTCCGCTTTACCGTTTCGCCGTCTTCGCGCTCTCGCGAAAAGCCTTCGCGGTGGGAGCGCCTTTTGCGCCTGGCTTTCGCATCTTCTCGCCGGAGCCTGCTTTGATGCGGGCTCGCTTGGCTGCGATGTTAGCGTAGAGGCCGGGACGTTTTGCCATCACTGCACAGGGGGCTCAACAACAGGGGCCACACTGACATCAGGGACAAGCGCCGTCAAGACGGTAAAGCCCCAAGAAAGCCAAGCGGGAAGCTGCGCGCCGATCCAGAGAAGAGCGCCGGTAAAGATCGTCCCGATAACGGACCAACCGGGTGGAAGTCCAACGCCAATCTTCATTGTTCTGCCCCTTGTTGCAAAGCATCGATAGCCAGCCCCGCGGTCATGCCGCCCTGGGCCACATTAGCGCCAGCCTGCAAAGCGCGTTCGTTCTGGTTAAACATCAGCGCGCCGGTCAGCACCGTAAGGAAGCACCCCACCACAAGGCCGCCGACAGCGCCGATCACTTTGCCGCGCCAATAGGCTGCACCGCGGATCTCAATGTCGTTCGCCTTGTGTCGCTCGTCGAGACGGGCAATCTCCTGCAAGTGTTCCGCGCGGGCGGCTTCAAGGCGGTCGGCATAACGGGCGTCGGCTTGAGCCTCGCCATCGCGGCGTCCCTGCTCGTACCTCTCGCGGCCCCACTGGTCTCGCTTGGCGGCTGCGGCCTGGACGGCGGCGGGGTTTCCGATAGCCGACATCAGAAGGCGGCTGCGCCGTTGGGCCGATCAACGGGTCCGTCGGACACGGTGGCTAGGTCAACCGCAGTTAGATCAACCGCATCCGCATCCGCATCCGCGTCCACCGAAGCCACTGACGGCTCAACCGCCAACCCCACAACCTTGTCGGCCTCCAACAAGCTCGCCATGGCCAGCAAACGCTCATCCATGCGCCCCACAATGGCAACCTCGCGCTCTTCCAGGTTAGCGAGCGCCTTGCGCTGGATCGCCAGCTCTGCCCGCACGCGGCTCAGTTCTGCTCGGTCTTCAATCTGGCGTTGCGCCATGTCCAAGTGATTACCCATGATCAGCCCCTTTGTTTTGTCGTCAACCCCTGTGTTTTGTCGCGACAGAAACAAGGTTTGTCGCGTCTGTCAACCGTGTGTCCGTCAACCGCGCCTCAGCTAATTGCACCTCCATCAGCCGCTCAGACAGCCAAGCGTAAGCGCTCGCGTGCATCCGATAGCCGGCGGCATAGACGTTAACAATGATCGGCCCTTCGGCCCCGGCCTTTCGCAAGCCTTGCCGGGCCTTGCAGATTTGAACATCAATCACTTTGTCGTCCACGTCCTGCTTGCAAGCCCGCCTAGCAAGCATCAAGCGCTCGCGGGTAAGGGCATGGGGGTAGGCCTTGTAAAGCGCCGCGACGATCATGG